GGCTGTGGTGCAACGAATGCATCAAGCTCTGCATTGAATGTGTATCCGATCCCAGCATAGCGCTTGCGGAAATTGTTATTATAAGATGTTTGCTTCCAGGTACCGCCCAAAAGATTTGTGCAGAAAGCGGCTCCAATTGAATCTGCGGCTGGGTAATCTCCACCACCGCAGTCATTATTGGAAACCACAATAACTTGGGTTACAACATTGTCTGAATTAATTTGGGCAAAATGAGCCATTTTTAAAAATCCTCCTGTTCAAGATTTCTCTTCTATGATAGCATAAAAATATTAAAAGATCTATTATTCCGTAATTTTAGGGTCTGGTGCTACGAATGTGATAGCACCTAGAACGTAATTGAGCCTGATTCAGTGAATGTGTATATGTGGAATCCGCCAGTGTTGGCGTAAGTCGGTGAACCTGTTGTGGAAGTTGCCTGAATGTACGAATTACTGTACCTAATTATCACAACTCCAGAGCCACCATTCCCACCAAGCCCACTGGTGTTCCATGTAGCGAAACCCCCACCTCCACCGCCAGTGTTGTCTGACCCGTTTCCCGAGGTTCTCGCGGGAGTGATTCCCTCACCTCCAACACCTCCTCCAGCACTTGCTGTACCAATCGTTGCACCACCGCCACCGCCGCCGCCGCCTCTAGAAACAGAGGAGCCAGTTATGCTGGATGCAAGCCCAGGACCGCCATTTCCTCCAACCCCACTCGTAGAACCACCGCCACCACCGCCAGCGCCACCACCACCGCCACCAGACGTATTTTGACTGCTTCCAGCGTTAACACCAGACCCCCCAGAAGAGCCGTGATTGTTGGTTCCTGATGCACCAGAAACTCCGTTTCTTCCTCCTCCTCCAGAGCCACCAACTGACGGAGCAAAATAATTTCCTATTGCTGTTGTATAACCACCACCACCACCACCACCTAGTGATGTTATTGTTGCAATACCAGAACCAGCAATAGAAGAGTTTGAGCCAGAATTATTGGTGTATGAAGCACCATTACCGCCACCACCAACAGTTATCGTAATGGTTTGCGTACCGTTCAAAGAGAGTGGGGATTCTGCGCTTCCACCACCCCCTGTTGTTTCTCCAGATGTAGAGTTGCGATAACCACCAGCCCCACCTCCACCACCAGACGTGCCAGATGTTGTCGCAAGACCACCACCGCCGCCTCCACCGATAATAAGGTATTCGATTGTTAGTGGACCAGCCCCAGACCAGATGAATGCGCCTCGCTGTTGTTGTTGTGTTGTTAAATCCCAAAAACCAGAAGCAGAGGGCGGCGACACCGTCTGAAGCGGTCCGATTCGCCCACCACGACGACGCATCAACTAATCTCCTCGTACGAGCAGACCGCCTCCAAGTCAGAGTTAACAGAAGCAGTAAGACGAAGAGCATCGCCTTCTTCTAGATAAATGGACTTACTGATGACATCAAGTGTCGCATCCGCAGGAACAGAAACCGTTTTAGCAACATGATACGCAGTAGAAGAACGGTAAATATCAACGTTTATGTCAGCGGCGTTTGCTCCGTCAACATTGGAAATATATAAAGCGTTGACTTTAAATACCTTTCCACTTGCTGCAGAATTTGTAACAATTGCTGTAGCAGAAGTTGTGACAGCTTGAACCGCTGTCTTTCCTGTAATCGTAGTAACATTAACTATATTTGGCGCTGCCATAAATTACCCTCCAAAAACAATTGACATTGCAATTGCCTTGCCAGTCGATGCTGGCGTAAAACCTAAATTATCACTAGCTACATTAGCTGCTAGTTTTGCTGCCGTTACATTCCCATTAAGAATCTTTACTTCAGTAACAGCATCAGAAGCAATTTTTGCCGCCGTTACGGCACCGGAAGCGATCTCTACTGCAGTGACAGTGTTAGGACCTAATCCGGAAGAAGATTGTAGGGACCATGCTCCAAGTGAAGAGATATACACCCAGCTTCTATTACCGACAACATAAACATCATCATTTGCCGGGGAATTTGGAAAATCAATAGCCATTTATACTCCTCCGATAATCACGAATCTGTGTAACCGTAGACACGGTATGTGCCTGTAATAGTTCCTGTAGATGCAATCAGACTGAACCCGTCAAATGATGTAGTAGCACTAAATTCTCCGCCATAATAACCTCCACCAAATTCAGAGCTTGATGCTCCTGCAGATGCAATCGTACCAGATATACCAGTTCTAACTGTTAATTGTGGAGCATAGATAGCAAACTCTCCACGAACTCTTCTTGAAGCGTCACCAGCAGATGTAAGTCCAACAGTAAACGATGTTGAGCCATTATTTAATAAATCGGAAGAACCAGAGGCTAGGCGAGTAACGTTTCCACCACCATTATAACTTGCTGCTGAATCGTCAACACCTGATGCTCTAAATCTTAAACTGATAGTCAATGATGTCGAACCAACTAATTCATAAACAAGACCATAGTTTTGATGAGAAGATGTAAAACAGTTATTCACATTTACTGCACTTGATGTAGTAAAGGACGCACCAGTAACGTAAACCAATCCAGGAGGACCAGCAGCAGCAGTCTCATACTGCCAAGCAGAACCAGTCCATACAGCCAAGCGGCTTGTATCTGTTTCAAAGATCAACTGTCCTATGTAGGGAACAGAAGGGCGGGTTGCAGAAGTACATACTCCCGGCCTTACAACAGAATTTGCACCCAATACAGAACTAAACGGCATAGTAAAACCTCTTGTTTATATTAGCAGAAGATCGGTCATTTGTCATTATGCCCTCGCCATTGTTAGAGAACCTGTTGAATCCCATGCAATCCAAGTGTATGAACCATCGGTTCCTGTTGTTGTTGTTCCTGTTGATGTGATTGACAATCCTGTTGCGTCAGCCGTCAGGTAGCGCACGATGACTTTGCCTGAGCCGCCAGCGTTGCCCAAAAAGTTAGTTGTACCTGCGCCGCCGCGACCTGTGTTCGCGCCACCTGCACCAGTTGGAGTGCCGCTTACCGTTGAGCCTGCGCCGCCACCGCCTTGCGAATAGGTCGTGGTTGTGCCGTTGTAATCGTTTGATGAACCTGCTCCGCCGTTTGTGCCTGTGTTTGACACGCTGACATTTACGCCTGCGCCGCCAGCACCGCCACCGCCTGCGCCTGCTGCGTTGTTGCCCTGTCCGTTGCCGCCTGCGTTGCCCTCACCTGATACGCCTGCGCCGCCCGAAAAACTATCTACCGAACCGCCGCCAGACCCGCCTATTTGCCCACCACGCCCTGAACCTGTATTGCCGCCACCGCCGCCGCCGTTTGCTGAACTAATAAAACTGCTAGCCGTACCGTTCCTATGTGTTCCTGCGGCTGCGCCACCTGCGCCTACCTTGACCGTGTAGGTGTCTTTGCCGATGATGCCTGTGCCTGTAACGAAGCCGCCACCGCCACCGCCAGCGTAACCGCCAGCACCGCCACCACCGACGAGAAGGAACTCAACATTCAAAACTTCTTCTCTACGAACTGTTCCTACAGCAGATCCTGAGATTCTACGACGAATGTAGACGATTCCCGCAGCGCCAGCACCACCTGCGAATGTGTATGTCCCCCCGCCTCCACCAGAGCCAGTGTTTGCTGAGCCACTTCCGCCAACAGCGGAGTCATTTGAGCCAGCGCCGCCAACGGAAGAACCGCCAGCGCCAGCAGTTCCACCAGACTCTCCTCTCCCACCGCCACCGCCACCAGCGAGAAACTGTGCCGAGCCGAGGAAGCCGCTTGCGTCATAACCAGTTCCGCCAGCCCCAGATGCGGAACCACTACCGTTAGAGCCAGCGCTTCCCCATCCACCACCACCACCGCTTGGGTGAGGGCTTGAAATGTTTGAGTTATCTCCACCAGCATTTCCTTGCGTTAGAGCAAGTGCGGCTCCACCAGTCGTTGCGCCGTTAGTTCCGTTTCCACCGCCACCAGAACCGCCTGGTCTACCGTTGTTTGGTCCACCGCTGTCAGTTCCACCTCCCCCTCCGCCAATAGCAACAATGTTGATGAAGCGTGATGGTGAACCGTCTCCACCTTGATTCCCTGCTCCAGTTGCTGTTGCCGCAGCACCGCCGCCTCCGATAACCACAGAATGTGTTCCAGATGGGAGATACTGTTGCACGGGTGCAACAAGACCACCCGCTCCTCCACCTCCGCCACGACCTCTTCCACCTCCGCCACCTCCACCAACGACCAAGACATCAAACCAACCGGGTTGAGAAACCGAAAGCGTACCTGTTGCCGTAAATGTATGAAGTTTGTAGGCAGCACCAGAGACGGTGATATCTGATTCTGTTCCGCCAGATGCAATGCCGTACTCTGTAGCGAGTCGAGGTTTGCGGGCTCCTGAAATGCTCATTGGTCTATAGTGCTACTTGATACTCAATCCATACATAGCCGCTGCCGCCTGCCGCGCCGCCCGTGCCAGTTGTGCCACCTCCACCGATTGTAATTGTGATACTTGCGGCGGGTGTTACTGCCGCGCCTGCGGTTATGTATGCGCCATTTTGCCCGTCTGAATTGCCACCATACCCAAGCGTTACGTTTTTACCGCCCTGCCATTTTGCGCCGTTGCCGCTATTTGCTTGCCCTGCCACGCCTACGTTGTCGCTATTAAGACCGGCGGGTGCGCCCGTAGCCGGCCCGCCCGTAGCCGTAACTGTACCGCTTGCAAATGCAACGCTACTGTTGCCGCCCGCGCCAGGTGAACCGCGACCTGCGCCTCCACCGCCGCCGCGAATGTGCGCGATCGCATAAGTCACCCCGCTCGGAACTGTCCAGCTACCAGAGTCAGTAAATCTATCTACTTTTGTAATCATTTTACGCTCGAAACTTGATAAGCCGACAAATCCTCTGTCGGTTTGTAAGAAACTATATGCTGCCGAAAGACCCACACCTTTATCCTCCTATGATTATTAAACTTCTTTTTCCCAGCCGATTACCGTAACATTGACAACATCGGCAACATCAGCCAATCCCTGCAGTGTCTCGGCAGCTACGAGTACCAGTGCGGTGTCAAAAACCATAATATCGTTTGCGCCAATTGGAAGCTGGGAAATGATTCTGTTGGCAGCCGTTGCTGCCGTACCGATTGCAAGAGAGAATGTTCTGTCTACCGTATCGGTATTGGTAATAATAATTTGTTTAATAACTTCAACCCGGCTTGATGCAACGGTTGCAATTGTTGTTGTCGTGGTACCCAACTGTGTTGGACCACCAAGCCTTGTTTCTGTTCTATCTCCTACTGCCATATGTTACGCTCCCTGTATAGTATACATTAAATTATGCTCCAATGTCCATGATAAATAAAGCCGCGGCATTGGATGTCAATGGATTGCTTGAAACCTGCACCCATTCAAGCCCAGTTGCTGTTGAGGAGTTGGCTCCCAGAACATAACCGTTTGTTCCAACACTCAATTTAGAAAGTGTATTGTCAGCAGTGCCAGCCAGGAGATCACCTTTGGCATCAATTATGTTTAAAATAGCATTTGTTGAAGTAGCACCAATTTCAACCCAATAAGAATCATAGCGAATATACGCTGCGCCGGTATCTGATTTATACCAGAGCTGACCTGCGATTGGATTAGATGGTGCCGTGTCGCTTACTGCTACAGCGCCAGCGCTGGCTCCAATTTCAATCCACTGAGAATCATAATAAATAAATGTTTGAGCTGTATCTGAATCAAACCATATTGACCCAGTTGATGGAGTCCCAGGCGCATTTTGAGAAACAGTTGCGCCCCCAGCACCTAGCTCTGTATAGGTTGAACCATCAACTGTAAATTCCCATTTATCAGTTGTCTCATTCCAACGAATATCAACATTTGTAGAATCCCCTCTTTCAACTTCAAGACCAGCATTTAAAGATGGAGATCCGGTAACTCCAGAGTTGAGAAGAACAAAATTGTCTTCAACATTAAGATTTGCGGTATTAAGAGTTGTTGTATTTCCACTTACAGTTAAATCACCCGTGACTGTAAGATTATTTGCAATTGTTACGTTTGCTGGAAGACTAATTGTAACGGAGGCTGATTCACCACCAGACCCAGTAACAGTAATTTCATTTGCTGTGCCGGCAACATTGGCAACAAACTCACCAGATGTATCATCTCCGAGGACGATTACTTCTGATTCAGATAAAACAGAGCGACTAAGATCAGGCATATTCAACACCGCTAATTGTAAATGAAACGGCATTTGCTGTTACTTGCGTAACATGAATGCTACTATTAGCAGGCACGACTATGGACGTATTATAAAAAATAACATTATTTGCCAAAACATTTACACTACTTACAATCTTATTAGAGGAAGCAACGGCTGCTCCATCAACAAGAAGATGAATACTGCAAACAGCATTGGATGCTGTGGTATTGCACAAATTAATGTTTTTGATGATTGAATAATTTCCAACCGTATTTGCAACAGTATAAACATTAGAGCCAGCTCCAACATTAGATCCAACAAAAAAACTTTTTGGTGTTAAATTAGGCATTTAGACCCCCATCCAAACTAAAACTTCATTATCATAAGTTGTTGTATTCATGTCTTGTATTACTGTTGCATCAAGAACATGATCAACGAAAGAACCAGAACTGTGAGAATTGGCTGTGGAGCCATCAAACCCTCTGCTTGAGACAGTAAATGTATTACCTGCTCTTGATGATACCAGGACTTTTTCTTCTGACGAGCTACCTCTATTAATCACAATAACAAAAGGATTTGCGCCGGACGGGAAAGTAGAGCCATCAGCAACAGCAATAGATGTAACAGCGTTGTTAATAGATGAAGAAAGAGTTGTTCTCAATACACCGCCGCTAAATTCTCTTCTTAACATGGGCTCTCCTTAGTCAATGCTGATGTCAAGATCGCCTGTGGCAATTCTTAAGGTATCTCCAGCATCCGTTGTTTTATTTACTGTTAGTGTTCCCCACAACAAAAGGTTTCCGGCAGTAGAGGCATCAAATATCCCAATCGCAACAACCGTTGCGGCAGGCATTCCTGCAAAGTCAATGTTTGCGCTATTGGATGTAGCACCGCTTGATGAGGCAGTAAATGTTGCTGCTTGTCTCGCATATGAGCCGCCAGTAACTTGCGTTCCACCACCAGTGTCATCCGGAGCGACCGTGTACAGCCCAACATAAACAGCAGCGGGTGCTGTAAATGATGTGGTGCCAAGAAAGTGATCTATTAATTTGTCTTCAAGATAATCAGAAAGATTGCCAGCCATTTACGCCTCCAAACCATTATAGTACATTTGTTTTTCTTCGTCATTTGACAATCTGAAATTATCTAAATTTAATAATTTTTTTGCTTCATCCGCTGGGAGTTCCCGCATTGCATTTTCCCGTGTAAATGTAAAACCATCGGGCATGCAGTAGGAATATCCGCTTTCAAAATAAACAACAATTTTTTCACCAGCTGGAACAACAGCGGGTTCAGTCTTTTTTGGTTTTGCCTTTGTTGTTTTCTTTGGCGCAACGTCTTCACTTTTTACTATATTCTGTGTCATAGGGCTCCATTATGTTTTTGGCGGGATGGGATGTACCCACCCCGCCATCAACACTAAAACAATTATTTTTAGAGTGAGCGCAACTTCACATTCTTGGCAATTACGTAAGAATCAAGATTCTCAACGTTGCTTGCAAGTCTGAGGAATTGTGTGTACTCAATGGTGTCCGTCTTTGGTTGGAACTGACGATACACAGTAATATCTCTGTATAGACCAATAACTCTGTTATTGGGGAATGTCAATTCAACATGACCATGACTGCCAGTAGCACCCGAGTAATCACCCGTGACTGTTTCTGGCAACAAAGGAATCTCAACCAGCGGAATACCGTATGGCGACATACCTGTTGCACCTGGACCACCGTTTGCACGGATAGCACCATTCAAGAACGCTTGCTCACCAAATGTTCCGCCAGGAGCTGCGGCACCAGCCGTTGCAGCAGTAGCAGAGTTTGGATTCTGCAAGCTGAACGATGTGTCCTGTACGATTCCTGGACCCGAGAAGAAACGCAATTCATTGCGCTTCTGCAGGTACTTGGTTGGCATTGTGCGGAGAACGCGGTCATATGTGGCACGGGAAACACTGTTTCCGGCCTCATCAACAACTCTACCGCCAGCCAAAGCAAGCTTCACATAACCATCAAGAGCCTTCAAAAGACCGTTTTGTGAAGATGTGTTGCCGTTGATGAGCAAATCGTCCATGTCATTGGCTGTCTGGCGAGCCATGACCTGAGCAATGTGATCTTCCAGCGAAGCACCTTCGATATTGTCTTCGAGCGACTCTGTGCTGAGCTCCCAGTCCAAACGAAGCTTAACGCTTGAAAGCGAAACCTTCGTAAATGTAACTGCTGCATTTGCGCCAGTGTCCGATGCCTCAGTTGCTTTTGCAAGCAAACGAGTACCGATTGACAACTTGTCAATCTCCATTTGCGGTGTACGCATGCGCACAACGCGAGCATTCCTCATCAGGTTTGACTGATCGACTACGAAATCAATAAAGCGGTTGGACTGTGCTGGTTTGAGCAAGCCGCCCGATGCATTGCTAACGACGCTCGTAGTAACTTCGTCAGCTTTTGCTAGAATTTCTTCTTGTGTTGCCATAGTAATATTCCTCCTTAACTTATGACTTATAGCCCAAGGAGTTAATCAAACCTTGTGGCAAATAAATGTTTCCCCAAAATGACGTATCTGATTTAACAATTGCATCATCATTATTATCTTCTGGGTCTACACTCTTTTTAACAGCGCCGGCATTTGCAATCTGCTCAACCTTGGCACTTTGTTCTTCCAAAGCTTTCTCAGCTGTTTCCAACTTTTCAGCAAGCTCTGTTTTTTGTGAGTCGAAGTTTTTGGCAACTTCATCAATCTTGGCAGCGACATCTGCTTCAACTTCAGCCTTAAGCGAAGTGGCAAAGTCGTTAAGCTTCTGATCAATGACGGAACCCAATGCTTCTTTTAGTACTTCCATATCCATTTCCTGTTCCTCCATTTGTTCAGTATGTACTGCTACCTCAGATGAGGCTTCAGCATTTTCGAGTTGTTTTTCCAACTCTTGATTGCTTGGGTCCGAACTTAGCCAAGCAATAAACTTTTTGACAAGCGAATTTTTGCTGTCATTACTATCATTAAAATTATCCATAGGTTTCACCTTATCATATTTTACATCATTTTGCAATTCAAAATGAAGATTTTCTTCAATTTCTTCGTCAGTGTCTAAATCAACACCTTCAAAGTAAATCCTTCCTTCCTCAATAACATCCTCTAATTCCTCATAGATGCTATCAAGAATAATATCATAAATATCATCTGTTTCATCAATAGTTTCGGTATTAAAATCATTGCCATCAATGCTCTTTTTTGCCTCTTGTAATCTCCTATATCTTTCAAGTAGGCGACGACCCTTGGCAGCCAATCTTGCCGCCGCAGCCCTGTCGCTGGGAACTGGCTCCCCCCACGCGGCTGCGGATAGGGCAAGACGAGTAGGTTCACCGTTTGGCTTCTTCATCGGTCCAGATGGATTCGTAAAGAACCTTGTAAGGAAAGAGCCCTTGCGCCGCATTTTTTCTGGAGTATCGGCTGCGCCACGAACTCCGGGCTTTAGATTTGCGCCCTCTGTTTCTTTAAAATATCTTCTACCAGCCGCCGTCAATCCCCCTTTGGGATCTTTGATTGGCTGCTTGGCTTTCTCAACAGCATCATCTTCTTTCAAAGCATAATCAAGAGAACCATCGCTTGCTCTTTTAACCAAGTCAATTGTAGCCACAGCGTTTGCTGGATTGTCAACCAAGCTTAGCTCACCCAAATTGTATTCCTTAATTACCGAAACTGGTCTACCGTTAAATGATTTTCCTTGCATCAACTCTTTCTTAATAATTTTTCCACCGATAGAAAATGCACGAAGTGTCCCATCAAGAACTTTCTGCCAAGTGTTTTCTGCACCCTTTGAGATATACGCTTCTACCTGGATAGCATTATGCTCTTCTCCATTGGCTGATTTAATTTTAATTGGTTTATAGCTAATTGCTTTTCCAACAGCTATTGGAGCATGCATTTCACGAATATTCCCTTGCCAGTTCTTAAATGCATCAAGTGATGCACTAAAGTCTACAAGGTCGCCAACTTTATCAACGTTGTCTGCAGTAGCAATACCGCTAACGATACGCTGTTCTTTTTTCACCATGTCAATGGGGAATGATAAGTTAAAATCTGTCATAAAGATATACTCCAAAAGTATAAATCAATAGTATATTATACAGCAAATTACGCTGTAGCGTAAACTGCTAAAACCACACCTGCTGTTATGACTTGAAATTTTGTATAATTACCGGGAATTTCAACATAGTTTTTATTTGCTGGAATAAGCACTTGGTGTGGTCCACCATTTAATTTTATTACAGCATCTGTGCTTTCGTTTGTATTGTGAAAGTAAATGCTTGCAGTGTGGCTATTTATAGACACAGTATTTGCTGTGCTATCCACTGCGGTATTTGAATAAACAATACCCATTACATGACTCATTGACTACCTCCTGAGTTGTCTTGATTTTCTCCCCGTTCAGCCTGGTCTCCCGATTGTCTCGGATCACTAGAGCCCTCTGGGGTGTCTGATCTGGCATTTCTTGGCTGGGAGGATTGGTTGTTTGAATTACCAATCGGAGCCCCAGCATTAGATTCTTTTTTAATTTTCGTTGGGAACGGAAGAGTTTCGTCCCCGTCTTCTCTTTCAGGAAGGCCAAGTTGAGACCTAACTTCATTCGGAGCAATAACTTCTGTTCTCAAATATCTATCATTAATTCTAGACTGAATATCTTCATCAATCAAATCTATCTTCTTAAATGAGATGGTAAAGAGGCTTGTAAATTCAGACATAACCCTATTAATTCTTTTTTCAATAACAGCCTGATCTGGACCAACAACTTGCATTTTGAATGTCTTATCTGAGTCCCTAGATACAGCAAGGTTTGCATTATCGTATACGCCAACTTTTGGTGCAGGAACCCTATTGGCAACCAAAATCTCATCCCGGTTTGATTTTCTGTATTTATCAAACGATGCGTCTTGAACACCAGCCTCTAGTTTTTCAAAGCGGATATCACTATCAGCGCCAATAGAGGCAGGAATTGGAATAACAAGAGTACCATGATTTCTCCCCTTGACTTCTTTTCTAAAATAGTTAATAAGTTCTTGCTTGGACTGATTACTTAATTTTGCACCCTTAACTATAACCGCATACCGAGGAATAGCTTTATTCTCAAAGTAGTCAATATTATATTCTTTTGCAAACTTATCCCCAACAATTGCAGAGGCAGCAGAAACCGAAGAAGGAACACCGTAATATGTATTCTTAGGAGAGTAAATCTTAAAATGAATAATTTCATTTGGTCTTGGATCAGAGTTGATTGGATCCTCTGTTTCCTTGTCTGCATAATTCCTGAAAAACACCGCTGAGATTTTATTACTTCTTGCAATTTGGACATACCCATCCCTTTTTCTCCTTACCCGAACAAGTGTTCCTGGGATATGGCCGATGTAGCCAATTTGGCCAGAGTTGTTTCTTCCAATCTCCAAGTAGCCATTTCCAACAGTAAGAACATCTTGCCAAACTTTAATCATGGTTTCAATAAAGGTTTCTTCAAGATTAATATTTTCAAAAATATCCTCAAGGCGCTCTCTTTCATCTTGCAGTTGTTTTCTTACCCGACCAACCTTATTTGGATCACCCATTGCTTTTTCTATTTTTCTTTTCGATTTAGTTGTCTCTGCAAATTCAATACCAACTCCAACTGTATTCATTACTCTTGCCATAACTGAAGCATTATGAATTGCACTAGAATCAAAAAGACCTGCTAGGGTATCAAGGTCATATGGAGGCTCCACGATATCGTAAAGAGAGTATCCATCAAGAGTTTCTGGATCAATATATTTACTTTGTGTACCATCTACTCCTTCAAATTTTTTTGATAACCTCATTGCTTTTCTTTTCATTTTTGGGGACAAGGAATCAAAAGAAACCTTTGTGAAGGGATCATCATCTACTGGAGTTGACTCTCCTCCAAAATATTGAATGTTTTCAATCTCTTCAAAATCGTCTTCAATATGTGTCATGTTTTTTGCCATATTACCTCAATTTATCAAAAAAATCTTCGTATGGGTCTGCAACCAGCCCATTATTTAATCTTTCAACTTGGTCATCGCGTTCACTTGCTGAAACTTTTCTGGCACCGTGAACCCAGGTTATTCGCCCTTCATCGCTACCCGTCCAATACTTGGCAGCTTCCTTTACTCTTTTTTCAATGTTTTCGTCGCCAATAAAACCCTCAGCAGACAAATAACCATCCCCATCACTAAGCGGGCTTCCGTCTGGCATAATCCAGATGCAGACACCGTAAGTTCTTGGCGGAACCCAGAGTTTTTTATTTTTGATTGGACTTTGACTCATTTGAATCTATTGTACACCATTTTTATTAAAAAAAGAATAAAAATGATGAGTAGCGGTACAGTTTTTCCCAATCGTGGTTAAATCTTGTCATTCTTGGGACTACTTAACCGGACAGGAACCAGTACCGCAATTGTCAATGTCAATTTCATCAACACCACTACCACCATTAAGCCGAATAGAAAAGTCAATAGATGCAACCATTTTGTCATATAGATTTTTGTCTATTTCCTCATATGGAGGAAGGGGAAAATTATGATCAACATGCAAAAGAAACGACACCGATTTTACAGAATCATCATAGTTCTCAGATAGCCACTTCTTCATTTCGGGCAGTTCTTCTTTTCTATAATACACAGTTACAGAAACAGCATTATCCGCCCAAATCGTTTGCATCTTCTTAACCCACTCAAGCTGCTCAATTGCTGTCATTTGATTTGCAAGAACAGAACCCTCTGGGGATTTGCATGGGAACTCAACAACATATCTCGTATGATCCTCTCGACCATCCAAACCAACATCCCAAACAACTTTATACCCGCGTTTACGGCATGCGTCAACTAAAGGATCTGCCGAGCCAAATCTGACTCTTCGAATATAGTAGCTGGCAAATGATGGGTGAATACCAGGGGTTACACCTGGCAATAGAGAAAGCGTTCCTGATGGCTGTACTGTTGTTAGTCTTACTGATTGAGGCCATCCCTTTTCTTTGCTATATTGTTTATCAAATTTTTTTAGATTTTCATATACATCAGAAAGCCAATTAATTTTTTCTTCCGAGCATTGCAAGATGCCAGTAACTGACTGCCCCAGTCTAGAATTCTTGTGTACAACTTTGTTGGTTTTCTCATATGGATATGTTAAACGAGTAACTTGCTTTTGAATCTTGTACAAAAGAATTGAAATTTCTTTGAACTGCTCAAGTGACTCAATATTTGGCAAAAAGATTGTTGCAAGGTTGCAAGACTCACCATCAGCCAATGCAATTTCGGCACATGGATTGAATCCTTCAACAGATGGATCGCTTGAATTCTCACCAAGTCTTCCAACAGTCCTTGCAAGTTTTCTATTAACGAGACCATATGGCTCACCAGAGCCATCGTAGCCTTTCCAAAGTTCTGCCATAATTTCATCAAAGGCATCAGCGTAAATTGAATTGTTGCTATTTGCTCTCCATGCTGGAACAGAACCAGATGACCAGTTCTTTGCTCTCAAGAACAAAACATCATCTGGATCGCCAATTGCAATTTGCGCTGAGCGACGAGACGAACCGGAAACAACAATGCGACCAATAATATTACAGATATCCAATACATCAATTGAACGAAGTTTCTTTCCAATACGATTGTTCAATACTTTACAGATATCATCAATGCCATCAACGAGTGCGCCAGGACCAGAAGCTGTTCCACCAAATGTCTTTAATTGAGCACCAAATTCACGAATCAAAATTGTTGAATATGTAAAGCTTTTACCAGTTATAAAATACGATTCAAGAACCTTATGAAGAAGTTCTCTCCATCCATGCCTTGAGTCTGGAACAATAAAGTCTGCATCGTTTGTTCTTTCGGATTTGATAGACTTAACATCTTTTACCTTTGGCAAATCATGAATCTTAGATCTTTCAACGGAAAAACCAACACCACCACCAAGCATGAGATAATCAAAAAGCAATTCAAAATCTTCAATCTTTTCAATATTTGTAAAAAAACAATTATTTAACGATGTGCCAGAAAACTTTGAAACAAGTGGTGTGCCAAGTTGCCACAACGCTCTGCCAGCAACCGTGCAACGAAGATTATACATATGATCAAAAAGATTCTTTGCTTCTTGCTCTGAAAACTCAACCCCGATTTCTACTGCGCCATCAATAATTCGCTTAATAGTCTCGGCCCAAGATTCGGTTCTGTCTAAACCCTCAATTTTTCTGCTATATGTTCGCAGATAAACAATTTCTCCAAGCCCGCCAAAACCCCAAGGTGGTGTTTGGATAGCATAAGAATTAATAAATTCATTTGAAAGAATAGACATGCAACCTCCAGATAGGTAAAATACAATTTTATTATATGAAGCGCCCGAAGTCAAAAAAGAATACTAAGGACTACGCAAAAGATTTTTCATAAAATTCTAAGCGCTCGAGAATCTTAGCAGCCGTAGAACTCCAAGACCACTCGGAATGAAGAATTCTTGCGGACCTGACAAAAAACTTCTTGACATCATCATATTCGCTAACAACATTCTCCATCAACTCAAGAAGTTGTTCAAAGTCTGGACTTGCCCACTCCCCAGTGTCTGCAGCGTATAGCTGATCATTCCAAACAGCTTTATTCATTTCTGCATCCAAAGGAATTGCATACTGTGCAAAATCTGCACACCCTGTAAGATTTGTCACGATTGTTGGAAGACCTGTAGAAATTGCTTCAAACGGAATCATCCCAAAACCTTCACCCATTGTAGGATAAATCAAACAATGACATTGGTGATAAAGCTTAACAAGATCATCGGTACTCAATGTTTCTGGAATTGCAATAATTTGTGGATGAAGCGATGCTGGGAGAAGCCTTCCATTAATGTAAACCTCAGCCATGCAAAATTTATCATATTTTAAAATCAATCTATAATCGTTATTTCCCTCATATAACTCTAAAAAAGCATCAACCGCCATCTGTGCATTTTTTCTTTTCGAGTCTCCACCAATATGAAGAAAATTGAATGTTGATGTTAATTCTCTTTCAATGATACTGAAGTCATCAGAAATACCATGCGGTATGACATGAATATTGGCATTTACATTATGAGATTCGTAAACTTTCTTTACAAAATGGGATGTTGTCCAAATCTCATCACATCTGCGCATGTTGTCAATCCAGTGAGGAGGTATCTTGGTTGACTCCCACGGAGTGTAACCAATATTGTATTTTGAATTAAGTTGATAATAAGTTGGCGGGCAGAAGTTTACATGATAGTTGATATCGTTTCTATTATAGAAAACCGCACACTTTTCTTTTTGTAAAGCTTTAATTGTACACAGGGCGGCATTAAAGTAACCAGGGCTAAACCAAGTTTCACCAGATGAGTCTTGATGATTTAAACTGAACCAACTTATTTTTTTCATGAGTACCTTTTCTGCTAGTTTGGGGTGTTATCTAAAGAAGAAATATTAAAGCAGTGAACTCCCTTTCTAATCAAAGCATCCGCTGTCCCTTGGGAAATTTGGCAACTAATTGGTTGGTTTGTATACACACATCTGGTGGCGGCAATAAAAAAATCATCAATATTCAGAATACTAATATGTTCTGGGTCAAGTATTACTGCGGGACCATAATCATCAGATTCCACAACAGCTACGATCCGCATGCTACCCACAATATCACCTTTTTTCCTTTTTTGAAAATCCTCATATCAGTATACTTAGCATACTAGTAATATATAAGTATACTAGATATTACTTAAGTATATTAGGTATGCTTAGCATGCTTAGTATACTGGCATGCTACGCATGCGTAAGCATATCAGAATTTTTTATCACATGTGACGAATTTTGATTTTTTTTCTGCTATGCTTCTCCCCGGAGGTACTATGAATAAATTTTTTGTACTAATCATTTGGTTATTAATAACAGCATCACTAATAAAATATTCTCTTTACTTCTCTTTTGATTATGATGCTGGAAATGTTGGTCCTGTACTTATGGCCTTTACAGCCCTTTGGATGTATGCTTTCTTTAAGAAAAGCAGTAAGTAGATGAGGATTGTAAACTTTGATGATGACACAGAACTAGAAGATATACCTTCTCTTCAGATTATAATTAAGGCTGTTCCGTTTGAAAAAAGTTATGTTCCATCTTTGGTTATAATGTCTCCAGCCGAAGAATATCAGATGTCAATTGATGAATTAAATGCTTTAATGGATGGAGTTGAAATTGCCAAAAACAAGATTGATGAGATAATTACATACATCCTAAAGATTAAAATTTTTGATGAAAATGGTATTGATAGATATAAGTATAACCCAGAGGATTTTGAAGACCTTGGGGAAGTCGAGTATGATGATGAGGGCGATGAAGAATGATTTATGGTATGATAAATATTAATTAATTGTTTGGATAAAAGCACAAATGTTGAGGACAAAATGATTGGAAATATCGTAGGTGGCAAAATTAAAGACTTCCCTTACCCAGAAAGGTCTTGCCCATATTGCAATAAAATACTGTTTGTTGTAAATGCAATTCATTTATATCAAGACAAGTTTCAATATAAGGCTTTATATTTTTGCCCCAATCCAAAATGCTCAGCCTACAATGAAGGAGCTAGGAAAGCCTATGCGAGGATTATATATTCTTCGGATGATGCTTTCCATGCTTTTCACAGAGTAGAAATACCTGTTCAAAGATGGTCAAAAGAAGATTTAGTTAGCTTTTATCAATAAAAGGTGTTAAAATAGTTTTTATGCCTATTGAATCATGTTCTTTTGAAAATAAACCTGGTTTTAAATGGGGTCAAGAAGGAAAGTGTTACACCTACACCGCTGGGGATGAATCCTCCATGAATGAAGCACGCAAAAAAGCCAATGCTCAAGGTGTTGCTGCAAGAGTAGCCGGGTATGTTGAAAAAGAAGTTGTCTCAACTCAAACAATGGGCTCTGGAATTAAAAATCCACAACAGGGTTATTCAAAACCAAAGAAGAAGAAAAAGAAAGCCAACCCGATGTCGGATTACCTAAAGAAGAATCTTGATACATGGTTTAGAGAAAGATGGGTTGATATTTCAAGACCCAAAGCTGGTGGCGGTTATGAGTCGTGTGGTAGATCGGATGCTAGTTCCGGCAAATACCCTAAGTGTGTTCCAGCAGCAAGAGCGGCAAGGATGACCCCTGCTCAAATTCGATCCGCTGTTCAAAGAAAGCGCAGGGCGGAATCCACTAGGACCAGGGATGGCAATAAGCCAATTAATGTATCTACAGATGTAGAAAAAGCATCAAGAAATGTTCCGACGAATCCATCGCTGTACGCTCGAGTTAAAGCAGAAGCTAAAAGAAAATTTGATGTCTATCCATCAGCCTATGCAAACGCTTGGCTGGTTAGGGAATACAAAAAAAGAGGTGGTGGGTATAGAGTTGTTTCAAAGTCTCTTGAGGTTGTTAACAAAGTTGCTGATGATCTTGATGAGCAAGAAGCAATGCTTGCGGACCTTTTGATAGCCCTGACTGAGCGATATGGTAAGTTTAACGAAGATGCCATTGGCGTATGGGCAGGTTACGACTCCCCAGAAGAAAATGATGTTGCAGATATTGGCGTAAAGTGCGCCAATTGTGTATTATATCAAGGGGCTGGGGTTTGCAAAATTATAGCGCAAGCAGTTGAGCCCGAGGGTAAATGTCGTTTTGCTATTATCCCAGATGGGGTAGTTGAGGGCGATGAGTACGAAATGGAAGAAAATGAAATGAAACCAGATAGCGTACAGTAATCGTTTCTGGTACAATATATAAATACCTTAGGAGGTTTTATGACTAATACAATTAAGATTCCAGTAGACAATGCTGAGAAGATGATTTCAAAGCACCAGTTCTTGCTTAAGGAGGCTCTCGCTGCAGCAGCCTACCACCAAGATCAGGTTGATGTTCTTTCAAAGGCGGTTAAGGATGTAACCTACATGCTTACAGAAACCACGCAGTCGCTCGTCGGCTCTGATACCGGTTCTACTTCGGAACCATCAACGAGTGTTCCAGCAGCAGATGATGTTGATGGGCCAGGCAAGGCGGAGCAGGTCAAGAAAGAAGATCTTGTTGCTGCTCTTTCTTCATTTGAAGAAAAGCATGGAAAGCTTGATATTGACACAAACGTGATTGCTGAATTTTTAATGGCCAAGTAAATGGAAGCTGTAATCGTAGCAGTCATTACTGCAATTGGTGGACTTCTTGCTGTCTTAGTTCAAAAGGGCAGGGAAGAGAATAAAGCAGATCACGGTAGTGTAATGGAAAAACTCATTGATCTTCACAAAGATGTTCATCATGTTGAAGTTAAGATTGATCATGTTGAAGAAAAAATTGACTCTCACATTGTACTAGATCATACAATACCAACAAAAATTAAACTTAAGAAAAAATAAAAGAGGGCACAATGACTGAAAAAGATGAAGACAAAACACAAACAGGTATAAAAGACAAACTGATGCTTTACATCACTCTAGGAGTTCTAGGGTTTGTTGCTCTTGTAATCGGTGGAGAATACGTCGTAATTATGTATGCGCAGTCCAGAACAGACGAGGTTGTTGAAGCCCAGCCCGAGGTTATTGGT